TAGGAAACCCCTACCCCCCTCCTTTGAACGACATGTGTAGTCGTAAAAATTCACTGCTTGTTAGTGAGCTATATCACTTTCTCTTTTAAAATTAATGTTTAAATCATTTTGTTGCTGACCTGACTATCCTTATACCCTTGAAGATTACCAAGTTGCCGACATGACTATCCATTATTTAATTTTATGTCATAATAAGACCGCAAGCCTTGACCGCATGTCTCGCCGACCACGGATTCGACACCCGTTAGTAGGAGCGATATGTTGCTTAGTTGTCTATGTGCATTACGACCTCCGAGTCTAAGTGTATTCCCTTAGGTGGGATTTAGCGATGTTCGCGCACCTCTGGTCCGTTGCGGGTGAAACTCCCGGTATCCCAGCCGTCGTAGTGTATGAATGAAAAAGTTGGGTGGACTATACATTATGGACACACGAAATACAAATTCGAATTCTTTTTCCCGTTCCGCTGCTGATATGGTTGGATTAGACCCTCGGGCCGAATCCGAAATATCCCCGATTGATGATCAACGACCGACCTTTATTGAATCTTCGGTGCCATCTTTGCGACCTGCATTGGAGGCCCATCGAGATGCGATGAACGCAATCACGTCTTTGACTATCCCTTCTCGAGATGCTGCTGGTGCGTTGCGTGATGCCTCTGAAAATCTTGGAGAAGCTGCGCAGCAAATGTCTGTTTTAATTGAACATTTACGATCAATGTTGACGCAAATACCGATTATTCAACCATTTGTAAATAAAATTATTGATGCTGCTGTATTATTGTATGATATTATTGTTGCTATTTTTCAACAAATTTGGGCATCGATACCATCTTTGATTATTCGTATCATGCAATTGTTTGGAATTGCTCAATCTGTAGTTAATTCGTTTATTGGTGATTTATTGAAATCCTTTCCTCCGTTACAACCGAATACAGGAGATAGGAGATTAGAAGTTCAAGGATATGCGAACAGTTTTTACAAATCGATTGTGGGAATTTTAATTACTGGTGAAAAACCTTCTATGGACCAGTTACGTTATGTAAATGAATATTCGAAATTTCGTCATACTGTGGTTAGTGAAATTAAAGATGTGGCCAGTTTTGTGTCGCAGATTTTGACGGCTTTGCCTGATGATGTTCAGTTGTGGCTTTCATACGTTATGCCTGCGAAATGGTGGCTTTCAGTTTTCCATCCAGGTTCTGATATGTATAAATGGATAAATGATGTGAATGAAATGGCCTCGCACAACTATACGGTGCGTGCTGCATTTAATCCGGAAACGCAAAGGAAAATTTTAGCTTTGTACAATCAAGGTAGACAAATTATTCAGGATTGTGCATCAAAAGGGCCAAAATTTAATCTTATTTTTAATTTGTTGAATGCTACGTTCAAACGGATCGATGAACTTTATCATATTGTTGATATGGCGTCCTTTCATACTACATCACGACCGATACCATTTGTCGTGTATTTGTATGGTGAAACCGGACAAGGGAAATCGTTTTTGTCAACCGCGATACCATCAATGTTGACGGGATTATCGGCAGAGGAACCGAATTTGTCGTACTCGAGAAACCCAGCAATGAAACACTGGGATGGATATACCGGTCAATGCGCCGTTATTTATGATGATTATGGCGCGGTTAGAACAGCGCAAGCAGATCCAGGTGAAAATGCCGAATTGATGTCGATAGTTTCGAATGATCAATATCGTTTGCCAATGGCGGCCGTGAACGAAAAGAAAGAAATCTTTCGTTCACAGATTGTTATAATGTCATCAAACATCGCATACAATCGCCCAAACGAAATACAATGTTTTGAGGCGCTGTGGCGTCGACGTCACGCTTTCTATGAAGTTCGCGTGAAGGATGAGTATCGACAACCTGGGCAAACGGCAGTTGATGTAGAGCGCATTCCAGCGGATTACTCTCACTGGGAATTTCGGAAAATGGATCCAACTCGACCAAATGTGGACCCTGGTGAGCGAATTAATTTTGACCAGTTTACGGATCAACTGACGAGTGCCTATGAACAGCATGTGCGTCATCAGATTATGGCGCGACAGGGCCATATTCGCATTACCCAAGGTGCAGTAGAACGTGCACATGAGCGAGTTGAAGCACGTCGGTTACGAGAACAGCGTGATGTGATTTTACCGGTGCAAGGGCTTTCGCAGGATTTTCTTGAAGCTGTTAGAGCGATGCCACAGGAGAACATTGATCAATCATACGCGATGAAGATTTATAATGAATTGCTCGCTGAGGAGAATCGACAAATGGAAGCATCGCCAATGTGGGTGAAAGCACTTTTGGCTGCAATACCGCTATGCGGCGCGCTTGGAGCGATGGCATTGTTGATGAATTGGATTCGTAAACCGAAGAAAGAGGAAAGCACACAAGCACATCCAGAGTTTAGAGCAATTGCTGGATTTGCGGCTTCGAAGCGTGTACAACGTATGGATGTTGAAGGACGTTGGTTGCCACTTTTCGAGTGTATGAAAAATGCGACTCCTGAAATGGCGAAAATTTTCGATGACGCTTTGGAAAATGTGCCTGAAATGCAAGATCTTACAGACAAGGAAATTGAAAAAACAATTCAGCGGACACTGGGTATGCCTCGAGTGCGCAGATTTTGTGATGAACATAAAGTGTCACAATATTTTGCAAAAAAGATGAATACAGAAGGAAAAGCAAAGGAGGAGATTTATCGCTTGTGGTCTATGATAGCTTCGCCACGAGTTAAGAAGATGGATGTTGAAGGGCGTTGGAAGCCATTGTATGATAAGATCGCTTTGGCTCAACCATGGATGGTTGAAATTTTCGATAATGCAATGGACACAGCACCAGAATTGGCTGAGTTGACAGATGAAGAGGTTGAGCAACGAATTGCTGAAGCGTTGAAATCACCGCATGTGCGGAAATATCTTTTGGCTGAAGGGGCGTATTCTGGTGCACCTGGTAAAGTGAAGCCAATCGCTGCAAGAACATTGCGCGTAGAGGGGTCTATTGATTCGAATGCCCTTACAATTGCGCATGATCGCATGGCAGGTGCACTGGTACGAATGGTCACTCCGTATATAGCTACCGTTGGAACTGCGATTTTTGGGCGCGTTATGTTGTTACCGTTGCACGTGTTTTTCAAAAGTGATGGAACACGTATTGACGAAGGAACGCCGATGACATTGCAATGGAATGACTTGGATTATCCGATGTTTTTTGAGTCGGATATGATGGTGCAGATTGCGAAGGATGCAGCGTGTTATCAGTGTCCTGTTTCCGTACCACTTGGAAAAGACCAAACGCACCTGTTTATTAATGATTTGGATTTGGATTTTTCGAAGAAGTTTGCAGGTATGCTCTTGACTCTAACACCGAAGAATATACCATTATTGCAAAATTTGGAAAGCAATATTACTGCAACAACCGAACGATATTTTGGGATCTATGATCGAACAATTTCGATTTTTGCTCCACAGATAAGTGATGCTCGTGCATATGACCCGGATACCACTGTGGTTTTTGAGAAAGGAGCTGCTTGGCAATACCGCACACAAACACGTGCTGGTATGTGTGGATCACCTGTCATTGCTTTGGATAAATCAATGATGCGAAAGGTTATTGGAATACATATTTTAGGTGGATCTGATGGTACGTCAGTTGCCTTGCCAGTCACACAAGAGATGATTAACGCTGCGAAGATAAAATTTGGCGTTAATTTGGCAACAGTGCCAATCAGTCATATTAAAGATCGTGACTTTAAGGGAACAGCTTTGCAGGTTCAAGGGCACTTTACACCAATTGGCAAACAGTTGCCACCGACATATGTTAACGAGACAACCAAAATAAGACCATCTATGCTACATGGAAAAATCATGCCAGTGAAAACAGGACCGGCGGTGTTATCGCAATATGATCCGCGGAATATTTTTGGAAAAGATCCGATGGAGACTGGTATAAATAAATATGGCGATCCAGCGCCAAGCGTCGATATGAGGGCGTTGCGCAGAGTGAGAGATCACGTTGCTGGTATGTTTGCGCAATTTAACCCATTATGTGGGCGTCGCGTGCTCACGGAGGATGAAGCCATAAATGGAGTGGAAGGTTGTGCATATATCGATCCAATCAATATGGCGACTTCAGCTGGATATCCATATATATATGAAAAGAAGTTACCTGGTCAAGTTGGGAAATGGCATTTGATATGTGGAGATTTGGCAGCACGTAACTTGCAGATAACAAGTCCATTATTAAGATCAATGTTGGATGATCGTTGGCACAAAGCATTGCGGGGAGAGCGCGTGGCGTCTATGTGGTTGGATTCGTTGAAAGATGAGCGACGTTCGATAAAACGTATTATTGATGGTAAAACGCC